AATTGTGCCGGATTGGTTCTATCATTTAGTAAAACTTTAAAGGCAATTTTTATTTGAATCTGGCCGGTAGGTGACGACAGGTTGTTAAAATCTAAATCGTCAGGGATAGCAATCCATCCCCCTGTAGCAGACGCAAATCCTGATGTTCTATAGTAAACTTTAATTTGGTTAGATAGATCAGGTCGTACCCTTCTTGGAATAAAAGATTTTAAAATTGTTCCAGAAACGTCAAGAACTGGACTAATTATATGAGTAGTATCATAGAGATCATCAACATCAATTGCGCATGTATATATTCCCCTAGCCCCAGCCGTAGAGGAGATAATTAAGGCATAGCCTAATCTAGAGTCAAATCCGGTAGGCACTGCCGGAGTTTTAAACTTATACATCTCTTTTATGCCGGTCTCATTATTATCTCCGCTTTGTATTCCACAGACAATATCCCGTTGAGAATCAGCAAAAGGTTTTACGATAATACTTAAAGGAAAACTGCTTGAATTGTTGATTAGAACAATTCGGTTTAATGAGGTTGAAAATGTCGCTCTTACGGTGTTAACTGACCCTGAATCTTCATTTACTGGTCCTTGGTTGTTGGCAATTTCAAGGCTCGGCCAAGTTGTAACCGATGCTGCTAAATCGGATACTCGACCTCGATACATAGTATTAGTAGTATTAAATGCAATGCAATTTTGCCCAGAATTCGGCCCAGACGAAGGAACAACAAACTCCTCGGAATTAGTTTGAAGTAAGGTACCACTAAGAGCGGGAAGATTTCCTGTTTCAAAATTAAAAAGTGATGTAGTTTGACCTAATGGTCCGACAGAAGAAATTACACCATTGTAATTAAATGCAATAAACGTGTGGACGCTAGACGATCCCCGGTGAACATACGCTCTTTGGGCTACGTTATCTATAGACAGACCGACTCCATCAAGGATATTAGATGATGGATCTAACCGGTACACTGCCTTTTGGCTTGGTGCGGTAGCTGTTGGTATTGTTGGCGGAACAGAAACAAAGTCCGACAATCCTAAATTATTAGCCATGTAAAGACCGGCATGGGCAGCGACGTTAGCTGTAGTTAGAACAAAAATTTTCCATCCAGAAACACCGTCATCTAAAACACGAAACCCTCGATATGTATATGTAGTTGACGGCGGTTCAGGCAATTGAATATTAATTCTACCTACGTAGTCAAGATCTCCAGTCAAAACATTCAAATTATATAATGCGACTAGAGCTAATCCTCCAGATTCTGATTGTATTGCAAAAACCCTGTTGTTTTCAGTTACAACAACCTCTACCGGGTTCAAACCCTCACTGGACAAGACCGTGTTTCTATATTTAACAATAGGAGGGCCTACAACAACCTTACCTGCTATAGTTTTTGTGGTGATTTTTCCTAACAAAGAAGTTTTTGTCGAATCATATGTTGTTGAGGTGTTGTTCAACAAATCTATAGATTTTACCCTAATCATAATACACTCCAATTTATCTCGTCTCTTCTATATCGGGTACCAACCAAAGTGTAATTTATTTGCTTTCTAGCAATAATTCCTGGAAAGGTTGGGCTTGTATAGTCTATTTGAGTTATTCTCTGGTTTTTGGTTCCAAAATCTGCGTAAGTTATTTCCTGCTCTCTATCGTGAGTCGCTAAAATTTGTTGCCTAAGGTTATATACTAACCCAAACTTACTTCCTGTTTCTGCTCCGTCAATAGAGCCTACTAACTGAATAGAATCTGGGTCCAAAGTTGGAAATCCAGAAATTTTCTTAGAGTTTAAGTTTTGTAATTCTGTTTCTATGGCCGCTAAAAATGTGTTACTGAGTACTTGTTCAGCTTCAGTAGCTACTCCTGGAACCGATACAGAATCTTGAAGACTATTTAAATCTCTTATATTTTGAGCGTCTGCAGGTTCGGTTTTTAATTGTAATTCAGCGTAGATATCTGCTAGAAGCAGTTCTACATCTTCAGCTTTTACCCACAGTTTTTTATCTGAAGTAATTTTAGCTGTGTTTTGAATTCCTGTAGGAGTGCCGTCTTCCGTTCCAGTAATAAGTACGCTATCGCCGTCAACGGCATCTATACTAATATTCTGAACATTTACATTAATACTACCGTCAGATTCAACTAGTAATTCGTCCCCCTGGGAGTCTACCAGTTTAAATGAATCTCCGTCAGCTCCACTAAGGGACAGTTTTGCATCAATGCCCCTAAACTCAACGGTGTCGATTACGGCTGTGCTGGTAGTTTGAAGTCTGTTAACCAGTTCCGCCTCGGAAATAATCCAGGGTGTAGTGGTGGGTAAAGTTGTAACAGGTTGAGTGAATTCTTCGTCTAAATATATATTAAAAGTTTTAGTGGTATTATTTATGCTATTTTTATCTACAAAATAAGACTGTTTATTACTGTCAGTAAAAATTATAATACCTGTATGTAGAAAAATAGTATGATTGCTGACCACGCTGAGGTCTACTGCACCAGGTACGGTAACTGTAGGGGAGCTAAAACTTACCAAATTAGGCCCAGCTAGTAGCTGTAATCCTGGCTCCAAAGTTGCTAAAGCGTCCACAGGTAGGCCGTTCTTACCAATAATGGTAGTGCCTCCATGTATGCTTCTATTAGAATTTTTTGGAAACTTAGTAAGTCTTGCGCTCATTTAAATGACCTCAAACAGTTTTAAAGCTATTAAAACATTCAAACTCAGTATAGCTAATAAAAGTAACTTAGAAACTAGGTCTTTGTTCATAGCTCTGATCTTGCTATTATTTGGAGTGATTTTTAGCCGCCCCATTATAACTTACCTTGTTTTTTAAGTTTTTCTAGTTTTTCATAAACCCTGGCTCGGAATTTCTTCTTTTCAGATTTAGTCATAGCTACTGGTTTTTTGATATCGAACTCCTCTAATCGAGGATCATCCACTACATGTAGTTTGCAATATCCGCTAGGACTGCAATCCCAAGCGTCATGAGTACACAAATTATTATGTACTGTAACATAAGAACACTTAGTAACTTGAGGCATTTCGGCTTTCAACTGCTCAATTTTTTCAAGGTCTTCTGACTCTTGAGCCTCTTTTAGCTTTTCTTGAATTTCTTGTACTTTTACAAGTTCTCGAACTCGTTGTTCTTGTACTTGTTTTTTCTCTTCAATTTTTGCTAACTCAGCCAGTCTCTGCTCTTCTTCGACAGCTTGTAAGTACTTTGTGTATACTTCTTGTCCATATACTTGTTTAATATCTAAAGGTCTAGTAATAAATGGTAGTTTAGCCAAAAATAACAACGGAAATTCACAATTACCTTTAAATACTGGCATTTTTTTTAATTTCGCATAGAGTTTACTGTCTTTTTCAACAACTCCATAACTATCTCTAAATTTAATTCCACACACATTACCGTTAACACCTCTCAAAGAATGTCTAATAACGATATAATTTGCATTTTTATTTAATGTTCTTGTAGTCCAAACAGACATACTAAAACCTCCTCGGCTCTACCGATAGGTGAAAAATAAGGGGGCCGAAGCCCCCCTAAGAAATTAATTAGGCGCCAAGGGCGAGTACTTTATCCATACGAGCCAGTGCCAAACGGTTATACAGGTCGAAACCGCAATCATTAATGTTAATCTTATAGTCGCCTATAAGTTCAGAGTACATCTTCTTCCTAAATTAGGAAGTCTCCTTTTCTTTGCCTTTATCGCAATATTTAAGATCTAATTTATACTTCATGCAATCTAAAACAAACGGTCCTATTATGTTGAATAGTTTTTTTGAATTTGTAGCATTAAAACATATTCTAAATTTACCTTTGCCGTGATTGTGTATTTTACACTCTATTTGATATTTATCCATAAACCATTTTTGTATAATTTTATGTTCCTCATAAGTAAAACTTTGAGTTGATAAAAAAGAAGCTCGTTTAAAGCATTTTTTAGTTTTGCACCATCCTACCTTAACTCCTCCGTCATCCATATACCAGTATGCAAGACCTTCGGGAGTCAGGTAATTTAACGTGCGCTCAGTCAACGTTTTAGTGTCATTTTTATACAATAGTTTTCGTAATTTAGTTAAATACCTATGTACAGTAGTAGATCCTTGCACAGTAGAATATTTTTTATTAGTTTTTTTATTAAAAACCTGATAGTTTTTATGCTTATAAGGGATTTTTAATAAACTTTGGACTCTATCAAATTTGTGAATTAGATAACTTTCTTGCTTCTTAGAGTGTCCTATACTAAGCCTTGAATTTTGTTTTGTGTTGGCCGGTTTTGATAATGAGCCGTCACCTAAAACCATTCCTATTATAGTTCCTCTTAGTTCAAGTTTTCTTAATTTAGACTTGAGGATCATCCTCGGTCTCTCCTTAAATATTACTTGGCTACTCGTTACACCTTCTCCTAAATTTTTAGGAGCTTGGCTCGGTATTGTCTCTTATGAGAGTTCCACCGAATTTAAGAGATTTATTTTTGCTAATATTACTATTAGCCGTGGCATTTGCGGTAATTATGCTCCTAAAGCAAGAACTTTATCCATTCTAGCTAGAGCAAGTCTATTATACAGATCAAAACTTGTATACCACTTCAATCTGTATTGGTAAGCGTTCTCGTTTTCACGAGGACCTACATATTCCATTTTAAGACCGGCGTTGTTAGAAGAAGTAAATCCTACAACACCTTTAAGTTCGCCAAAGCATCCGCAATAGATACTAGAGCCATCAATACGTTCTGCAACAAGAGCAACGCTTCCACCTACGATGAGGCCAGTAGAATTCAATGCACGGCGAGGAAGAACTTCATTAGACTCGGGGTCAAAGAAACTTCCTGCTACATCTGCCATATTCAAAGTAGCGCCGGTAGCAGAAGCTACTTCGTAACGATAAAGAACGCCGTCATCAGCACCACGAACAAGGAGATGTTGAACATTTCCAGCACCTACAGACAAAGCAGGGTCTGCAGCAAGTACGAGAGTGTCGGCGTCAGTTACGGAAGAGATTGCAAGCTCTACAGAGTTTACAGGCTCAGCTTTAGAAATAAAATCGTTGCGATATACGGCAACATCTTGATACATGAGTACAGGCTTCTCGCTACCGAGACCAGCTTGTTGAATCATGTATGCATCGGTGCCTCCACCAGTATTACGGAGGAGTGTACGCAAAGTACGAATTTCACGAGAGTTCATCATAAGGAACTCAACTGGAGCAGCAGTAACACGGTCAATCAGATCATCAAGATCTTCAAGAGTGTATACTCGACCTTCTCGGCCAGCACGAGGAGAAGCAGGGTCATCTTCGACAAGAGTCAAAGTCTGAGTTGCTTGGCCATCGTTAAAGAAAGGATGGTTGACATCGTCAACATTCCCTTGCTCAGCGTCAAGGATGCGCTTCATACCGTCAAATCCGCCAGCGATACCGATAGGGCCGTTGTTGGATTGAACTAAGGTCTCGCCACGGCGACCGTTAATAACGGAAGACATGTAAATACGAGCGATAGCTTTGGCTTTAGAAGAAATCTGAACCTGCAGTTGACTGTTGGTTTCAGAAAATTGGTCCTCAATCTGTAGATGAGGTCTTATTACTTTCGTAATAAGCTCGACTATATCTTCAATTTAAAAAATTGTCTGGAGCGTTTAGGAGGAAACAAATTGTCCTAAAAAACTTGTGTCTATTTTATAATTCATTGACGGGTGTACATATGGTGCTACAATACTTGATAATTTTTTAAAATCTTGTGTTGTGCAATATATTCTGTAGTTGTCGTAGTGTCTCTGAATTTTGAAAGTTAAATTAAATTTTTCTTTTAATTTTTTGATAATTAATTTTTCTATCTCTAAATTTTTAGAATACGTACATATAACAAACCTTGCTCCGGCATACTTCTGCCTTCCATCAAGTCTAGGTTTTCCTTTTCTTTTCTGTAGAGAACCATCATCCATAATCCACACAGCTAGAGCTAAGGGATCAAGTCTGTCTAATATTTGTTCATTTATTTGTTTATTCGGCGAATATAGTAAATTATGTAGAAAAGTTAAAAATTCGTGATGTTGAGTATAAAAATCCCAACAATATTTTACGCCACTTTTAGAATTTCTATCTGTGTATTTATTATATTTCAAACCTCTATCTGTACATAAATCTTTTAAATTATCATACTTCCATTTAATGTATTCTTCTTGTGCTGGTCCGTGAACTATTTGAAGCCGCACATTACTACCTCTTTTATTAAGGTGCCCATCACCTAAAAGAGTTCCAATTAAAATAGACTTTTGTTGTTTAGTTAAAGCGACATTATTGCGCTTTTTCATATTTATCCTCCGAGTCTGTGAACCTTCCTCTAACAATCAAATTTAGAGGCTCGGCTGCTGATTGTCCATTGTAGAATACCACAAATTTTTAAACTTTCAAGCTTATTCTTGCGAATTACTTTGTAGTTTTGTGGCCTTTAGGAGTTTCCAGCAATTTCCCAGATTTAATGACAGCCAGATTAGGCGCTTAATTCGCCATTCAAACCGTCGATGATGATATCTGCAATAATAGCAGAAAGGTTGACATTTACATTCTCGAAAGTGGCGCCAGCTTGGTACTTAGCCTGGTTAAGGTTAGTAGTGGGGCGAGCAAAAGCAGCTTTGGCAAGTCGCTTCTCACGAGTGAAGGTATAAGCGAGGCCCTCGAAGACTACGAAGGGAAGGCTTTTAAACCAACGGTCAACAGTAATAATATCTGAAACAATGCCTTCGATCAGGATGTTGTTAGACAACGCTGCGGCATCGGTTAAAGAAATAACTTGAGACATTTATTAAATCTCCTTAAATTATCTTGTTTTAAAGGCAGAATTTGGTTGCCCGGATCTGATTGCGTCTAAGCCAGCTTTAATTTTTTGTTGTGGCGTCATTTTATCTCTAGCCCTAGCAGCCAATTCCATCTGTTCCTTAGAAGCTCGGGCTCCGTCAGCAGCAGTTGGTACGCTATGGTTAACGATAACTTTTTTATCTTCAAATAAGCCTTTCATTTTGGCCTCTTGAATTGCAATCAAAGCATCTTGGGGATCTTCTGCACCTTTAACAATTAGGTTAGCATAATCTCTAAATTTTTCAGGAACTTGATCTAGTTCCTCTTGCACTCTTTTGCGATAACCTTCCATTCTTACTTGTCGGTCTGCTTCTAGCTCTGTCAATTTCACCTTGTACTCTTCCAACTGGCGTTGGTACTCTCGGTCTTTTGATTCAAGGTAACTTTCCAGCTCGGCAATTTTCTTTTCCCGGTGAGTAAGTTTTTCGTTAAGGTCTCTTTTTTTATCCTCTTCTTGAGCTTTTAGTCGATCAAGTTCTTTTTTGGCGTCTTCGTATTCCTTAATTTTCTGTCTTTCAGCTTCAAGTCGAGCGTCAGCTTCTTTTTTAAGTTCTGACAAACTCTGCTCATACTTTAAACGAGAAATCTTATTTTCTTCACGAAGTTTTTTAATTTCCTTAAACTTGCTATCTTCGTCCCAAGAACTTGGGTCTTTGATAGGACTACTTCCTTCAGCCTCTTGCTTACCAGAATCTGCTCTCTTTGAGGAATCTACCTCAGCACTCATCTGCCCCGTCCCGGCTGCTTGCGCAGTAAGGTCGTCAGATTTAGCACTCACAGCATTGTTAACTTCTTTCCCAGCAGAAGCACTGTTCTGTGTTGGTTCGGCTGAAGCCGCCCCTTCTGCTGCAGTAGATTGGTCTTTTTGACCTACCTTTTTAAACAAGTCATCGCCTCTTTTTATATCCATTTTCTTTCTCCTAGCTCTACTAGTTTGAAATTACCTATATCCTCCGTCTAGAATATCGGAGCCGCCCAACATATGTGACAAACCCTTATCAATCATTTTTTGTTGGTACGGGTTTTTATGTTTTCCGACCGATTGCTCTACAATAGGTCTTAGTGTAATTTCCCTAATTAATAAAGGGTTAAATGCAGTAACAAAAGGTTCGTCCATAATAAAAACTTTATTATTATCACTACTCTCTTGCCACTTTTGATGTAATTCCTGCCACTTGGTGTAGCACTCATCATAATTAGTAGACTGATGTACAATTACAGGAAATTCTCGATCAGTTCGTACGAGCATTACCTCATATACAGTTTCTACTTTCTCCTCTACTTTTTTCATTCTTACTCCTTGGCTCTTTGGTCGCCATTTCGAGCAGGTTGTTTACTACTTTCCTCAGAATGTTTAACTTTATTATCCATCTTAGGTTTAGTAACTCCAGCTTCTTTAGCTGCACTATCAGAACCAACCTTGGTGCTTCCAGTTGTAGTAGATTTGACTCCTCCTGAGCCTACACTATTAACAAAACTAGAACTCTCAATTCCGGCCTCTTGAAACAATTTTGCTTTCTCAACTTCCACTTTTGCTTTGAAGAGCTGTTGTTTTTGGTAGTCGTTTTTCCATTCTTTCAATCTAGCCTTTACTTCTGCGTCAGTAAGGTGAGGCAGTATTTTTTTAATAGCTGCAGTATCACCAGACTCCATTAACTTAGTCTCCATCATAATCTGTTCGACTTTAGTTTTTGGATCTACTGGAAATTCTGGTATTTTATATGTAATTTCTAATTTAGCCCCTTCTGAAAATCTTCTTTGTCCAGACTCTTGATGATGAGTATTCCAAAGTTTTTTGATAGTTTCAAAAAGTTGCTGCTCTCTTTCTTTAAATAAACGAGATCTTCGTACATTGTTGCCAATTACTCCGATTTTTTCCATTAGTACGGCAAAACCAGAACTAGGCAACTGTTGTTCGTATTTAGGTCTAAGTCCGTGGTTAATTCTAACCATATCAGTCATAGAGTGAATAGTACGAACTAAACCCGTAATATCTGCGCTTGGGTGGGCAAACTTGAAGTCGCCCTTCTCGCCGACCGCTACTGCGGTATCTGGGCCGAGGCTTAAACCTAATTTATTGGCGTCAGCGTTCCCATCTTGAAATGCTCCTAATCCAGCGTCAAAAGTTCTGAATTGGCCACCGGCGCCAAAAGCTCCAAAATTTCCTACCCCTCCAAACCTAGAAGTAGCTCCGCCACCTTTAAGTTGATTAAGGTCATCTACAGGTCTACCATGTCTAGTAGAAGTCATTCTTTCGACTCCTTTAAGTACGGGTACTCCAAAAGATTGAAATTTTGCAATATGATTTAAATCTGTAAGCCTCATATTTGTGGCGTGGTTAGCATAAATAAGAGGTTCATTAATGGGCAAAAAATAATAGTGAGCCGGATCAGAATTAAAAAATGGCACCGCCGGAATAATTCCGTACGGATTGTCACTTTCATATCCGTTATCGTCAGCGTCTACTTGTAAATGTGAAGTAGGAGACCAATAAATTCTATTAATTTTACCTAACTGTTTAATATCTTTTGCGGATTTATAAGCTATGCTACCTCGCTTAGTATAACGAACATCAGAATTTCCCATAGTGCCTGGATCAGGTATAGAACCTGCCACATTAAGCCCTAAAGGGCCTGCTGCACTAGTAGCTCCTCTTTCGTGAGCAAAACCTGCAAAATTTTTACTAAAACCAATAAGAAGTTCCGTAATATAGTAAGGACTAGCTCCAGATTTAACATCATACACGCCTCCGTGCATAACGTCCAACTGAATTTGACCCGGAGAATTTTCTCCAACTAACAATCCAGTATCGGGATCAATAAAAGATACCTTAATCAAAACTGTACCTAATAAGTTACACCAACGGTCAACTTTGTCCATTATTTGATTGTATCTCGCTTTTTGTCGAATTTCGTCCCAAAGTTTTTGATCTTTATCTATTACATTACCTTTTTCGTCTACTACTTGATAGACAGGTTCTTCTTGGTATAAAATACTAATTTCGTCAATAATTTCCCTAGTTAAATTCATAGGGATAATTTGTTGTTTTTCCAATATAAACTAGATATTTCTATCTATAACCCCAAAAAACAACTAAACTTTTAATTTGTATTTCATACATGGTATTTGATTAACATAAGGTTTTATTATTTCCGATAATTTAGCGCAAGCTGCCTTATTAAATTTAATTCTATAAGCAATTTTTCCTGCATGCTTACCAGATTTATACTGCAATTTTCGTATGCCGCAAACAATACCAAATTTGTTTTTTAAACAATTCACAATTAATACTTGTTCTTCGTAAGAAAACTGATCGGTACAAAGCTCTCCGTAGCAACTGCCACTTGAACTTATACTCATATAACCGTCATCTAAAAACCAAATAGCTAAAGACAGATCCGTTAATTTATTTAAAATTTTTTGATTTATTGTCTTTTTTCTATTTTTATAAAATATTTTTTCTAATTTAGTAAAATATTTTAAAGCATTAGTCGTTAAATATACGGAATTAGTTTTACCATAACTATAAATTCTACTTTTAGTGTGGCTAATTTGATCTATAATAGCTTTCTTCCAAAGTAAATATTCTGTTTGCTCTGCAGAATGTCCCATTTTGTAGATGAAATTACTACTTTTAGTATAATTTCCTCCGCCTCTATCGCAACTGCCATCTCCTAGCAACATTGCGTAAATAGCTGAATCTAGTTGGGAACTTTTTAGTTTTTTTATGTTAATCACATCTTACCTTTCAATAAGAATTAGACTATATCTTCACCTTCGACTTTACTCGTTAAGGGTTGAGCACTCTCAGAGTGGGTTATTGTTGGGACTCACCACTTAGTCGTTGAACCTTCGCAGCAACTTATACCCTGCTACGCTTGGCTGCTGATTGCCTATGTATATCATATATTTTTAGCGTGTCAAGCTTACCCTTTCGAGTTACTTTGTAGCTATATGATCTTTAAGGGTTTCCAGCAATTCACTCAATTTAAATTACTACTTGTACTCAGCTTTGAGGTTGTTTAGGGTTTCTAAACTGGCGTACAAGGTCAAGGTAAACAAACTCGTCTTGGCGCTTAATGACGAAGTTTAAAGAGGGCCGCTATGTTAACCCTCGTAAAATGCTAAGGCAATTTCACTAATCCATTGCCGATAATAAACGTCTTCATACAAATAGACTCCTAAAGAACTTAATGCTCCAATTCTACTTGTAGGATGACTAGATATTCCTAAATTAAAAGCCACTTATGCCTCCTTCTCTAAAGGTAGGGTGAGGAACTCTATTCCTCAAACTATCTAAAGTGTAGATAGTTATTATACTTCACCTTCGCCAACGTCGCCGCTTTTAGGCATAGGAATAGATTTTCCTCCGTTGGGGCCAGCTACTCCTTTAGGGGCGTCTTTAAGAGGCAAGGCCTTTTTCTTATGTTCAATCTTCATACTCTGCTCGTCGTTCTTTGGGTATTGAAACGGGCCTGCAGGCTCTGCATGAACCATTTTAGGTTTGTGCATAGGGGCCATAGAAGCTTTAGAGTCGAACTCTTTAGGGCTGTGGGAAGCCTTAGTGTCAGGCTGCACTTTTGCGCCCTTATGAGGGTATGCCATTAGTTTTTTTGCCATTTTTTATTCTCCTTATTTTTTCTTTTTTTGCAACATTTCGCCGTCGCAATAATCCTTAATGTCAATAGAAACTTTCTCTTTGCCTAAAAAGCCAGTTCTACTACCTTGCATGCTCTTAGCCTGCTCCATTAGCCCTCTGACTCCGTAAGCGTACAAATCTCCAGCTCCTCTGCCAGTAAGCCCATTCACTGGAGCTTGAGCTGCGGCTGGTTTTTCTGGTACGGCCTCTTTTTCCAACTTAGCTCCTTGAGTTTTAGTTGAAATAGCTCCGGATAATTTTTTATTAGCCATTATATTAATCCTCGTTTTTTAAGCCAAACATAAGCAAATTTGTTAATTTCTTCCAACATATCTTTAGAAGTCAAATGTTTATATTTGGGATTACTACTTGCTCCGACAAACTCTGTATAAATTTCAGCGTATAAACTGCTACAAATTTCATCAATTTTAGAGTCAGATTTAATTTTTGATTTATCTATAATAAACAACTTATTTTTTCTATAGATTACCGGAACCATAATTACCGAGCCAAAATCAAGAGTTTGCCTGTCCCTGAAGTTCTAGTTACGACCATTCCGGTAAACATGTTTGAAGTAGTAGTAGTGCTTACAGTACTGTTTGCTACAATTCCTGCATGAGCATTTGCGGCGCCAATTTTAGGTGTGGCGGTAACTACTAAATTGCCAGTAGTAACTAAAGTTACTTTTTCAGCAGGAAATCCGATTTCTACAGTATCTACAGTTGTGTCAGCATCCATAAGGACTGTAGAAACAGAAACTCCATTACCTTTTTGTAAGACTCTATTTAAGTCTTTTTTCTTATATCCTTGAGTTGCCATTACTGCACTCCTTTAATAATAGTCAAAGTTTGACCTGTATCGTGGAACAGATAAACTAGTAAATATCGTAAAGCGTCTAATAAACCTTCATAACCTTCTGGGGTTTCTTCGTAGTCTTCTCTAAGTATGCCGTTTTTACCAGACTTAAATTTAGCGGTACTAATTGCATATATAAGATTTACGCAGTTAGGAGTAATAAATAACTTAGGGTAAGTTATCTGTTCTCCTGTCTCGGTCATTAAAGGTTCGCCTTTTGGTCCAAACTTAGGGAAATTCATCCATAGTCGAACCATGTTACATCCAATTTCTCGATCTTGCTTAAGTCCTACAGGTCTTTTTCCTAGGACTTCTTGGAAATCGTCCCAAGCTGAACGGCCATTTAATTGAACTTGGTTTCCTGATACGTCAGCCACAACTTCTTCAAATCTGATACGCTTTCGATGTATCATTGGTAGGTTTTGTTTTTCCCACATTTGAAAAGCTATTTCTGTTAATTTAACTTCTTTCTCCTTAATCATATTAGCCTGCATGTAGGTCGTAGTATGCGGAGTAAAAAGTTCGTCAAAAATTATAACGTCTCCAAACTTATTAACCTGTCCAAAAATAGTACTGGCTGGTTTAGCAAAGTTATGATCGCAAGCTGCGTACACAGGTCCTTCATCTGGGTGCCAATTATACGGCGTTACGTGCGGAGTTTTATCTGACTCAGAAATTTCAGTGATAAACCCTGGAAAACAACTATCAGAAACAGCTTCAAAATCTGCAAGGTATTCTTGTTTAAATTTTAATAGCTTTCCAGACAATACAGCTTCTCTATAAGCTTGGTCAATTTCTTCCTTACTTTTTTCCGGAGTAGAGGAAATCATAGGGTTGGTATAACTGCTTTTTTGAAAAGAACTCCATTCGGTCATATCGTTGTCGATATTTTTGTTTGGATCTTTTATTACTTTAAGTTCTCCCGACCTCTGCTTATTTCCTACTTGGCCATTTAAGAATAATTTATAAAATCCGTTTTTTCCTCGTGGCGTACTAATAAAAATAGCTGAGCCCTCTTTATCCATTAAAGTAGGTCTTAACATTTGAGTCCAAATGTCATCCAAATTAATCTGTAAAGCAGCCTCGTCTACGATAACTAGATCGTTAGCTTCACCAGCTAACCCGTCAGGTCGCTCCATAGATTTAGCTTCAAGTACGCTACCCCAAGGAGTTTGCAAATAGTAGTCGCCTTTTTGAAAACGGGCTCTACCTTTACCAGGCTTACCAGGTTGAATTATTTTAAGCTGAGTTACTAATATATTATACAGTTCCCTAAATACTTTTTCTGCTAACGTGTAATCTGGGCCCACTACCCAAACTCGCCTATTAATTTGCATAAGTACGGCAAGAGCTACCAATGAAGTTAATAGAGTCTTGCCCCAACGTCTTCCGCAGGCTAATACTTTATACCGAGCTTGATCTTCTAGCACCTCTAAATGGCCTGTATGAAGAGGCATTACTAATTTACCTTGAGTGGTTCTAACGCCTTTTTCATTTAACCATAAGGCTAATTGTTGGATATCTAATTCATGTATTTTTAAGGGGCTACCTTCAGTATTATACTGCACGCTCATAGGTTACTCATTTTTGTCTTTTTTGTGTAAAATCTTCTGAATTTCTCTAAATGTATCTACTGTACTGTCATTAACTTCAGATTTTTCTACATAATCTCCAGAAAGGGTCAGGTATATTTTTGCCGCCACATCCGACTTTGTTACTGCTCGCACGTGTAATGCTCTAATTACTTCTGACCGTTTTGCTGGCGAAAATAATTGGTCACTGCGAATTTTACTCCAAATAGCGTCGTCCCATCCGTCTTTTTTTAACCATTGTCTAACCGACTTAGCTGAGGGCACGCTGCTGAGAAGTAATTCTTTAGTTTCCTCTTCATCTTTATATCTATTTTCAATTTCTTTTTTAAGTTCTTCTGTCAACTGAGCGGCAGAAGGCATACTATCAGGATTAACTACAATGTGAGCAGCCTGAATCTCCTGAAGTAACTCTTGAGTAAGAGTCCACTTAGAGTCTCCGTTTTGAAGTTGTTTAACTGCTCGTATAGCTTCTAGTTTAACTGCAGCTTTTTCTGCCTTTACTGCCTGAGCTGGGTCGAGGTGCTCGTATTTTTTTTCCTTTTCGTCCGACATGGCTCACCTTTGTTTCAATATCAGTTACAATCTTATTCTTCAGTTTGTTGTTCGTCAGTTTTGCTGAATTTTTTGTGTTTGTGACTTGCTTTTTCATGTTTATCCTCTTTCTGAGGTTTCTGAACAACTTCTGGCTTAATTGTTGGATCTTTACATAAAAGTGCTTCGGGGTTTTTAAGAAAACTCGTATTACACTTTTTGTTCATACAACGTTTAGGTTTAAGATCTTTCCATTGAGCAATAACTGAAGTTTCCCAACCGCAGTTAGCGCAGGTATATTTGATTCTTTCCATAATTACTCCTCTAAAATAAAAAAGGCGAAAGCGGCCTAAGCCGCTCGCCAACCCACCAGTCGAAACGAGTGGGGATGTAGTAAAGGGCTCTAGATAGGCCCTCGTGCCCTTAGGCCTGAGCCAACCTGGGATTCGACCCTTAAAAGGGTTCAGGACGAACCGGAGAAACATTTAAGGGTAAGAAGAGGAAAAGTAATTTAGTGTGTTGCCTAATTTGGCGTACTAATCGTTACTGTAATCCATCCTTTAATACCATTGTTTTTCCAGACTCACTATTAACTAAAATAGTCTCCCCATCCTTTTTATCAATTCTGTAGAGCAGAGTCAAACCTAATTTTTCACACTCAAGTTTAATCACGCTCAGTTCTTGACTATTCAGCACCTTCCCATCTTCAGTAACAGTAGGTACGATCTCATATTGATCTGTTCCGGCCAAAGCTACGAACGATTGCTCGTCAAACTGTGACAACTCTACCATGAGCCTTTCAAATTCCTCTTGAGAAAGCGAGATGTCTTTGGTTTTTTTCGACATGCTCGTACCTCTTAATTATTTTCTATCGTATAAGGCTTTAACCCAATTATGGTCTAAATTGCTCCTTTTAACAAATTTGGGGCTAAGTTCTAAAAGTTCTTGAGTATCACCTTTTAATTTTTGTTCTGTAACTTCTACCACTAAAAGTTTGTCTTTGTTTATACCGTAAACTTTAAAAAGTCCTTTTCGGTAAGAACATTGTACGTAATCTCCAGGTACAAAATCAAACAATTTGGCTCCCGTTTCAAATTTGTTTTTTGATTCTTGGTCAGTTTCTACCAATCGCTCTAAAACAGTATTTATAAAAGTGTTTATAAATGGACTACTTGCCATACAGCACCATTACCAGATCTTTTTCCGAAGCCTTTTTAATAAACTCTGACCGCACATACACATCTGGCACCTCTTTTTTGTCTCGGCTCTTATAGTTTATAAGGCCGTAAACAAAGGGGTCTTTACTAAACCAGTTTAACATATGCACTTCTGCCACTACATACACTTCGCCTCTAAATAGCACCACTTCGTCCAAACTGTAAATTTTAGCTTCCGGGCTATTTTCCATAAAGTATCCTTAGAACTCGTAGTCTTTGAGGGTCTTTAATTTCTTTGGCTGCCGTTAACGGTATATTTTTACCTAATATTTCACTGGTTAAACTTTTTACACTTTGAATATCCTTAATGTTTAAGCCTACATAACACTCAGGATCACTATACAAAGTACAATGGGAATACCCAATAATCAAATAAGTACCTCCTTGGTACTCTATAAACCGCAGCTTCATGCTAGGCCTCCGAAATTTTACCCCTCATTTATATATATTGGAGGCACTATTTTCGGGTTTTTGTTCTATTTTTCTATCAATTTTTTTATAACTTCTAGTCTAAGTACTTGTAATTCCACACTAAATAAATCTAAGTCTTCAATGTACATACTTGGCGTAGTATCTCCATTTTCTTCAAAATAGCTAATTAGGTACTCAACTGGTATGTTTAGTATGGGCACTGCTGGACGATAAACCTCTACTAAAAAAACAGTATTCTTAATTAAGATTAAGGCTTTACCGTGTTTTTGGATTTCATCATATAATACTTGTCGTGCAGTCATCATCTTCCTAT